GCCTGCGCGTCCGCTGCTTTAGCGGCTTCAGTGGCTTTCGTTACGGCCAGTTCGTTGGCTTTCAGCTGTCGCTTCTTTGCTTCCAGTTGTACTTCGATGGCTAAACGCTGGTCTGCGCTGGCCTTTTCCAGCTGTGCTTCCAGTGACTTGATTTGTTTTCGCAGTGTCAGCCCGGCGCGCTCTAAGGTATTTACCTTTGCGTGTGCTGCCTGCGCTTGTGCTGCCATTGTCATAAACGCAGTACCGCCAGCAGCCTGCCACTGCCGGAAATACTGGATAACCTTAACGCCTGCGAATATGGCCAGTATCTTAGCGGCCAGTGTGCCTAAATTCTCTGTGAAATATCGTATGAATCCAGTAAGTGCTTCGATAGGTGCAACAAATAGATTTTCGCCGCCTTGAAAGATTTTGATTTGAAACGCTTCCCATGCAGACGACAAAGAAGCCAGCGCGTTTTCCATGCGCCCGCTGCCTTGCTCAAACATTCTTTCTGTCTCGCCGTAGCTGCTGGCCAGCGTGTCGTTAAGTTCTATAAACTTTTCGTAGTTGTTAATCAAAGCAGCTGCACCGCTGAAAGCACGCCGCCCAAACACGTCTGCTAAGTCTTGGTTATTCTTACCTATTCCGCTTTCGTATAGCTTCTTTAATGTGCCTGCCAGCCCGTCTACTTCTACGGTCTGCTGGTTGATTTCCAGCCCGTATTTCTTCAGTGCTGCGGCTCCTTTGTCGCTTTCAGTAGAAAGCCCCATAAAGACTTGTTTCAAAGCCGTGCCAGCGTCCGCGCCCTTAATACCTACGTTTGCCAGTGTACCCAGCGCGGCGTTAGTTTCTTGGATGCCTACGCCGCAGTTCTTAGCCAGTGGCGCGGCGTTCTTTACGGCTTCTGCCAGTTCCAGTACGTTAGTGGCACTATGCGCGGCTGTACTGGAAAGCATGTCATTCACTTTGCCTAACTCGTCTACGCTCATGCCAAAGCCGTTCATGGTATTAGTAGCCATGTCTGCCGCCTCTGCCAAACTGATGGCGTTAGCCTGCGCCAGCTGTAGCGTCTTAGACAAAGCGGCTGTAGCCTGCGTGGGTGTCAAGCCGTTACGTGTCAGATTCTCCAAAGCACTGGCGGCTTCACTGGCCGTGTACTTCGTCGTACCGCCCAGCCGTTTGGCTTCCGCTTCCATTGCTTTGAAGTCTTCAGTGCTGGCGTTTGTAACGGCGCGCACTCTGGCCATACCAGCTTCAAAGTCTTTTCCGGCGTTAATCATGCTACGCCCGAATTCCGTTATACCCAAACCGATGCCCAGCCCGCCTAACGTGCTTGTGATGGTACTACGCAGTTTCTTGAAATACCCCTCTACTTCAGTCACTCCGTGCTTAATTCCCTGCGTTAGCAGATTCAGCGCGATAGAAAAGTTAAGTTTTGCCATATTGAATTATACTTTAGTCTTGAATAATGCTGCTGCTATTTTCTTTTCCATGTCTGTGATGGTTTCGCTTTCCAGTGGTGCTTCCCACGCAAACGGTAGAAATTCTTTGGCGTTGTGTACTTTGTTCTTGTCTAAGTACGGCGATAGTTGCAGATAAGCCCAAAAACGGCTGCTTTCCCATGCCTTTTGTTCGTGCTGACATGCGGCGCGCGTCAGCCAGCCCAAATCTTCCAGCCCGCGCGAAAGCAGAAAATTACCGTCTATGCCGTTAGTGATAAGCTGGCCGCATATATCCGTAATGCTGTCGTCGTTCTTTTCGTCGTCAGCCTCAACACGGCGCGCATTGAATTGTGCTATATATCGGAATTCCAGCGCGGCGCGGCGTGCCACGCTTTCAAGTTCTTTCGTCTCTTTAGCCAGCAGCAAAGCGTCTTTGTATTCTGCCAGCGTCCATTTACGGCGGTCTTTATACTGCACATAGCCCAAAGCGGCCATGTCGTCTATACTGCTGCCGTCGTATTCTTGCAGCTTCTTACCCGTCAGCTGCTCCCATTCTATGATATTCGCTAAAGTAAGCATAAAAAAGAAAAAAGCCAGCCAGTTACCCGGCTGGCTCCCTAACCTAAAACTAACTACTGATTATGTCAAACAACCGTTATTCGCCCTCTGACTTCAGCGCGCCAGTACCCTGCATATTGCACTGGAATTTAATCAAGTTTCCGGCCTCACTGGTCACGGTGCAACCAGTAATGTGTGCCTTACCCGTCCAGCCTTTGCTTCCTTTGGTTACGTCCACGCCGCCCTCTGCGTTGTCGGTAATGGTACACTTACCAAACCAAATAGTAAGCGTCTGCCCGTTAATCTGCTTTGCCAGCAGTTCGTCGGCACTAAGCGCGCTCTGCTTCTGCGTGACAAATGACTGGCCGTTAAGTGTCCAGCCTTTCTTACCGGGTAGACTGCTTTCCCAGCCACCGTCTAACTGGTTGCTGGTGTCTACCATGTTAGTGTTAAGTGCCAGTTCTGTACTTGTGGAAAACGCAAACAGCGTGCTATCCACGTAAATCAGCATTTGACCCTGCATGATGTCAGATGCGCTGTCGTATGCTCCTGCTGCCATAATTTGAAAATGTTTAATTTGTTAATAACTATGATTTATTTTTGAAGTGTTCCAAATGTCAAAGTGAAAGCCTGCACGTAGACGGCTTCGCCAGTGTCCTTAAACTCTGCTGCCACGTCTTCCACGCAGTCGGCTATGAATATTTCCACGCCGCTGTTACGCATAACGCGCACGGTATCTTCTACGGCTTCGGCCATGTCTAAAGTTTCGTCGTAGTCGGTGCTGTAGCAGTTTACCAGCACTTCGGCCACATTGTCTACTTTTCCCATTTGCGTTAGCGTAGGTTCGTAGCCGTCGCGTCCATATAGTATGTAGCTGCCAGTAGTGCCTTTGGCGGCGCGTAGTGGCATTATCTGCTGGCCTACTATTGCCGTCAGTGCTTCGTTTTGAAGTAGCGCGTCACGTATCACCGCGCCTGCACGTATATTTGACTTTGCCATATTCTCGTTTTATATTACTGGCGTGTGCTTTACTTTTGCCCCCTCGATGTTATTTTGACAGCCTGCGCGTGGCTGCTTTCTCTATTCCCTCGATAACGTAGCCCAAAGCTGTGCCAGTGTCTTGTTCGCGCGTCTCACTCCAGTAGCGTAACGATGGCATTTCGCCACGATTTAAGCCGCTGTGTGTCTCACGCTTTTGGGTTCCTAAGTCTACTAAGTGGCTGTGCGCACCCTCTGGCCGTTTGAAGCCTACCAGCGCACCAGTACGGCTTTTCTTCAGCCTCACCACGAAAGACTTCAGTAAATTGCCGGGCTGTCTGCCAGCTTCACGGCGTTTGTGCGCTTTGTCTGTCTTCAGTCCTTTACGCAGACGCTTACGGCCTTGTCTGACTAAGTAAGTACCGCCAGCGCGTAGCCCGGCTTGCACGGCTTTGTCTCGCTCGATTTCTGCCAGCTGTTGCAAAGCAGCGTCTATGTGTTCGATGCCGCTATACTCCACGCTGATGCCGTCGGCTACCTTGCCACCAGTGCCAGCGTTACCGCTTCCGGGCTTACCAAAATATTCTGTCAGCCTACCCATGCTTATTTCTGAATCTGCTGGCCAGTCAGTTCTAACGACTTATCCGCGCGCTGTCTGATGGTCTGCGTAATATGGTAGTCTTCGCCGTCGTAGTTAAAGCTGGTAGCACCACGCAGCCGCGCGTCGTCACGCAGCTGTAGCGTTACTTGGCCTTGCAGCTGTTCTTCGTTGGCAGCTACGGCGGCTTTCTCGCGCTTGTTGATACGATGGCAGCGCACGCGCGCCAGTTCCACGGTCTCGCGCTTCACAAAGCCAGTAGTGCTTTGCGTCTGTTGCTCTCCGTAGATAGTGCAAAATTCGTCTAATAGTCCGGCACGCATAACTTAACGGTATTTGATGTATGGTGTTACCAGCGACATAAGATTATACGGCACTGGCGTAGGCTGGCCGCTAAACGCCACGCCCTCACGGTTCGCATAAAGCCCGGCTCCAAAGATAAGTATAGCCTGCTTTAAGTCCTTTGGCAGCGCGCCGTTATTCTTTGCGGCTATGTCAGTAAGCGGCTGCTGTACGGTCTTTTCAAGCCATGATTCAGCAGCGTCTAACATTTCACGCAGTCGCTTGTCGTCTTCGTTGTGCTGTACGTTGCACTGCTCTTTCAAGTCTTCCAGTGTTGCAAAAGTTGCCATGATAGTGTCGTTTTAAGTGAAGCGGCTGGCCAGCCTCAACGTGCCAGCCAGCCGCCTGCTGATGATAGAAAGAATTCAAAGCCTTACTTCTTTGTGATGTAGGCAAATGCCTCTGCACGCAGTGCTTTCAAGTCCATGTAGCCGTTCAGCACAAACCATGTCATGCCCTGCTTCATAGCGTCCTTACTGGTTGAATCAAAGCCCAAACTCTGCTGGCCAAAGAAGCCGCAAACGTCATAGCTAAAGATACCAAAGCCCAGCTTATTAGCGTCGAAGTCGGTAGTATAGAATACGGGTGTACCGTCTATCTTACCGTCCTGCAATACCATAAGGCCGCTACCAGCGTCGCGTGGCGTGGTTGCCAGTTCTGCGTAGGTCTCCGGCGTACATACATAGCAGCCGAATTCAGCACCCAGCACACCCTTACCGATAACAGCATACTTCAGTGCTACGGCTTCGGCGTAGGTAATCTTTGTAGCAGCGGCGTTGATGTTGGCGCAGCCTACAAATGGGCCAGTCGGGAAAGTAGCGGCCTGCCCTACCTGCGTAGTGCTGAAAGTAACCTTGTTAATCAGATTAGCCACACCCATAGACATGGCGTTAATGATGATGCTACGCAGTCCTACGGCTTGAATCATAGCGAGATTAGACACGGGAATGCTGATGCTGTAACGCTTTGGTTCCGGCGTAATTTTGCTGAAGTCCAGCTTGCTGTCGGTTACTTCCACGTTCTCACCTAAGAAAGTAGCCTCAACACCACTAACCACGGGGAAATTCCACTGGCCTTCGATTCCGTGCTGCATACGCAAACCTACTTTGTCGTAGATAAGCAGATGCGAAAGCGGCTCGATAATATCCTGCATAGTGATAGGCACTACCGGGGTAACGGTGTTAAGCGACTGGATAGCTGGCGTACCGCCGTCACGCTGCAAAATGCGTGTAGCTTCTGCGTCGCTGGCCGGGATAATCATTTGGTTTGGGTCTTCTGTAGCACGCAGATAAGCGTACTTGTCAGGCAGTCCGCGCAAACTGCGCATAGATGCGAGAATTTCAGAAGTGGCCAGCTCTCTGTCGGCGCGCTCCTGCACGGGTTCGTAGTCGGGTGCTTCCAGCACGTCCAGCTGTACGCTGATTTGCTGGTTTGCAGTACGCAGATTCTCCATTTCTGTAGTCTCTTCGTCTGTCATAGCACGCTTTTCGGCTACCAGTTTGTCACTGATTTGCTGCATTTTCAGCTTGTTAGCTGCCAGCTGACTGCGCAAATTCTTCTCTTTGGCGCGTGTTTCCACGCTCTTAGTCTTTTTTGGCATAATTGTAACTTTATAAAGTTGGTGAATAATATAAGTTTAGTGTCTCATTTCGATGTCTAACGCTTCTTTCAAAGCGGCGTTTGCAAGCTGACGGCTACGCCAGTATTTTTCTTCGTTGCCGTCGTCTTCGTTGCCGTCGTCTTCGTCAGCTTCACCCAGCGCGCGCTTAATGGCGGCTTCCAGTTCTTTCATTTCTTCCGCGCGTGCTTCCACACTGCTGGCTGGATATGCCGGGCGCATTACTACGGCTACGTCCAGCAGCTTGTCGATGGTGTTCACCGTTCTAATAATCTGTTCTTTGCCGTTTTCGTCGGTCTCTTTGGTGTACGTCACATTACATTCGTCGTCTTTATTGACATACATAAAGCTGCTGCCAGTAATGTTTCCGCGCTTCACATGTTCGTACACAAAATTGCCGTCGGCTGTGTCCGGGCACTCAAAAGAATACTTTAGGCCAGTTTCGTCTATGGATAGTTCCAGCGTACCTTTGCCGTTAAGACTGCGTGCCAGCAGACGGCGGCTGTCATGCTCTACGGTAGCTATAACGTCGCTACGCTTCAGTAGGTCGTCGTTAATGGCCGTAGGCGCGATAATTTCTATAACACGCTTCCAAAGGTTCCAGTCAGTCACAAATACACTGCGCTGATTGAAGACGATAGCGTAGCCCTCTATGCGCCGGGTTCCCTCAACGGCACGCGGTTGAAAGTGTTCACCCTCAAAGGCTCTTGTAAATTTTCTCGTTTTACTCATTTTTATGCGTCGTTTTATAATTACGTCACTTATTCTGCATTTTGCCCCCTCGATGCTTCAGTTTGTTTGTCGCCGTTTATCTTTGCGCTGTCAGCGGGTGCTACATTGCAGCTGACAAATAACTTGTTTCCACCGGGTAGCGGCTTACGGCCTTTACGCAGTCTTACTTCATTTGGTGTCATGCCGCCAGCCTGCACCATTTTAGTGAAGTAGTCGGCTTCTGCCAGTACGTCGCTTTGGTAGTAGTCTTCCAAATTGAATTTAATTTTGTAGTCTGCTGCCACGCTTTGCGGTATCAGCTTAACTTTAAATTCGTTTTCTATCTTGATAAGCAAAGGTGCTAACGTGTCAGTCATATACACCGTTTGGCTGTTTTCGCTGGCCTTATAGTTCGTACTGGTCTGTGCAAATACTTTGTCGGGATGCACACCAAAGAAGCGGCAAATTTCCAGCACGTTAAACTTCTTACTATCCAGCAGCTGTAAGTCAGCCGGGGAAAGTGCCAGCTGATTGAAGCGCATAACGCCCGGTAACTGGAAAATACGCTTTCCGCTGCCTAACTCTCTTTCTACGCGCTCGCTGACAGCTTCCAGCTGGTCGTCTTGCAGCTGGCCAAAGCCCTGCGTTACGGTATTGTCGCCGGAAATGAAGCCGCGCGTAGTGCTGCCGGGCTTAAAGCTGTCTATTTGCAGTTCGTCGGTCTTCATGCCGATTTGCAGCACCTTACCAGCGTAGGCTATAGTGCTGCTGCCAGTATAGCCGCCGTCTAACGAGAAATTACGCAAATGTATGATTTCGTCTGCGTAATATTCGCCGTGTATGTGGTTGTGGTCGTCATTAACGGCGTAGGTGTTCGTCAGTACGTCGTAAGTCACTCTGTCGCTTTGCAGCAGCAGCAGCTTCTTAACTTCGCCACGCTCATAGACTGGCAGAATGTAGGCGTTACCGCGAAGCAGCACGTTAAGCACGGCGTTTTTCATAAAGTCGAAAGCCGTAAGCACGTCGTTAGGCTTTTCGCTCAAAAGATACTGAAGCGGGTGCTTTTCTTCTACACTGAATAGCTGGTAACTTTCGCCGTCAGCCTCAACGGTCTTACGTCTTAGCACATTCATGCCCAGCCCGGCTACACTGCTGCTTACGATGTCGGCACACCTAAACACGGTAGCTATACGCACGGCTGTAGTTTCGCTTACACCCTCGTTATTGCCAAAGATGGCCGATAAGTCGCCCGTAGTGCTGGCGATTACGTTAGGGTCTGCGCCACGGCGGTAACTTCGCCCGGCGTTTTTCTTCTTTCTGAATCTGTCAAATATACCCATTTTGCAAAATTCGATTTATTATTACTGGTTCCATTGTCTCTTTTGCCCCCTCGATGTCTACCCCTTACGCACTTGGTTGTCTGCCATACCTAAAGCCATAAGCGCGGTAATAACGCCGTCTATCTTCGTTTTTTCGCTGTCGTTTTTCTTAAATGGCTTTGCGTTGCCCATATTATCCACTACCAGCACGGCGTTATCAAAGCAAAACTGCGTTATCGGGTTCGGCTCAAATACTAAATA